ATTTATTTTCCTCACCCATCATAACGCTATCAAGCATGCGCTGATTGATCGGCTGGACCTGCTTCTGCTCTTCAAACAGCTTCCTTGCGGTGCTGCGCCCCATGGCGTCTTCTGAATATGGGTGAACAACCTGACCCTTTTGGGTTGGATTAGCAATCATTCTTTCAACCACATCAGGCATCACATAGTGCCGCTGGGTAAGTGGAACGTCGCCAACATACTCTCCAAATGATGGCTTTTCGTAAGTGGAATGGTCAAATAACTCTGGCTGCTCACTGTCTTTGGAAGACAGCTTTACAACCCGGTGCCCCAAAAGGTTTCCGGAAATGCCTTTTAGCGCTGGGTCGGTAATAGCTGCGCGGGTCACGCCAACTTCAGGGAAGCCCCGATCTCGCCATCTGGATTTATCCATAAAATCAACAATTAAGCTACGGTGACTGCCGCTTAGATTACCCGCTTTTGGTCTGGCATACTCGCTGGTAGCTTTAGCATTTGCAATACCGGGCCACTGGTCAAGCGCCTGCATAGCCCTTGCAAATTGTGCAGGATTTTTACGCACGTCAGCAGGAAGATGCTCACCGTTCAAAAGCGCTTGGTCAAATGCTTCAAGGTCTGCTTTTTTGATGCTCGACGTTGGAATCTGAGCCATCAAGGCGTCAAACATGTTGTGCGATGAGTTTACAGCAGTCGGGCCCATTGGCGAAAGGATGCCGTAAACATCGCGCCCAGCGCCCTCTTCTGCCTTAATTTTGTTCATAAACCCGGTGGCATGACTTTTGTTGTTGCGCCATACCTGCCCCGGATTTGGCTCACGCATGTACTTAGCGCCAGCATGCAAATCTACCGGCCAAGCAAGTTCTTTGTCGTTTATGTGGGTTAGACGCCCAAAGTTTGACAGATCGCCACCCATGTTGATTAGCGAACCGCCCTTGGCAATGTCATGGAACTTATCCCATGATAGCGGCTTTTCTTTTTTCAAAGAAATCCCCGGTATATCGCCAATGGTAGATCGCACATCGCTAACGGGCATAGATTGCTTGATGTTGTAAAAGCTACCTGTGCCTGTTTCCATACCGGTTTTACCGCGATACGACTGCGCAATCTGCAAGGCCCTTTGGACAGATTCAGGGTTGCTGCTTAGCGGGCTTTGGATACGCTTCAGATATTCGCGGACACGCTCTGGGTCAACGTCACCACCATCAGCGTAACCCTCAACCTCACCACCGTCAGCATAAGCAGCAAAGCCCTTCTTCAGAATGCTTTCGCGCATCTTGGGCGTGATTTCCAGCGTTGGCAGGTTTGTTGTGCTATTGGAAACGCCAAATTCTGAAGGAATAGTAATTCCTTCATCAACACGGGGATGTTCAACTGTTGAAACAGAAAATTTAGCGTCGGGGTCATGCTGCTTGGCAAGCTTCATCAGGCGCTTAGGCACCATCTCATCGTAGAATTTCTTCATGCCCTCGCCGCCAATCGTAAGATCGACACCGCTTAACGTGCGCCAATCGCGGTACGGGGAATGAGGTGAATTTTTTGTGGCGGAATAGGCGTTTTTTAACTCATCAGCTATAGCATCATGTTCATCTGAAAGGCGAAATTTGTTGGCGTAAGCATCAGTATTGTTTGCAATTTTTTCTTCTAAAACATCCTTAGCCATTTGGATGTGGTCATCATCCCATTGGGCTTCCGGATTTCTTTTGCGGACATTATCCATGCGGCTTTGCAGTTCTAATTCAAGCAACTGCTTTTTAAAGTTTATGTGCGCGTCTTCCGCACTTTTCCTTCTTGCCTGAGCCTCTTCGTATCCAACGCCTTCGCCAGAAAGGATCTTTTCGGCAACTTCCTTGCCCAAGGCGTCCGCTACATTCTTTTCAGAAAGTCCATCTTGGTCATAAACCAGTGCGCCTTTATGGTTATGAGCAATGACATTGTATGTGCCATCATCATTCTTTTCGTGATGGATATTGCTGATGTGCTTGCTGAGGTTGTAGCGGTCGGCAACAACGTCACCCGGCGACCATGCAAGTTTATCGTGACCGCCCTTAGCGGCTTCCATCATAGCGCGCTTCAGACCCAAATCGACCCAGTCATCAGTCTTTGTGACATAAGGGGCAGTGCCAACGCCCTTTATTTTTTTCTTCATTTCTTCAAATTCAGCCTCATCCTCAGGCGAATTATCTAAATTCCAAGCAAGTTTCTGGTACCGATCTTCATCGATAGGGCCGCCAAAACCTTCCTGCCGACCCGTCTGTGCCCAGTCGCTTTGTAATTCATCAAGGTGCAAGAGGCGCTTGCCCTCAGCATCTGTACGATCTTTCATCAAAAGATGCGTTAAGATGTTTGGCTCTCCATCAAAGTGCCTTTCATCACCCGGAAACCTAACATCATCGCCGCCATGCTTTAGCAGAATTTCACGATAGTTTTCACCGCCCGGAAGGGTAAAGCCCTCATGGTGCGGCTCTCCGGCGCTTTCAGCATAATCCTTGGATTCCCTTAGTGCGTCGCGTTTTTCATTTAATTTACGCCGCAGGGCTTCGCTTTCTTCGCGGCCAAAATCGGTAATGTCTGCGTCTGGGTTTGCATCTCGATACGCCACTTTGCGCGCCATCAATTCACGGGCACTGTCCCAATATTCCTTTTCAGCCGCATCAATTTGCGCTTGGCGGGGATCTTTGTCGTAAAAAGCCTTTTCCTCAATCGGCGTCCGGTTTTCATGAAAATGCTCTGCAACCTGTTCGCGGGTAACCTGCGGCTGGTCGGCAAAAGCTTTGTCGTATCCGGATGCGTCAAATTCACTTTGCTTAACGCCGCGATTGGTCAGGATGTTGCGAAACTCTTCAGGTGATGCTTTTGCCTGTGGGAAGCTGGCAGCAGTTGCGGCGGCATGGCTGTACAGGCCCATATCATCTGGCGCAGCATATTCTGTGGGTTGCTCCACCTCACCACCGGCGGCATAACCACCGCCCATAAAATTAAGGGGCGGCTGCGTTTCTTCCGTATCAGGTTCCCCAATCTGGGGCAAAGGCACACGCGCAAAGTTTGGATCAACCATGGCCGCAATGTTTCGTGCGGTCATGATTGCTTTGCGGATAGCCTTTGGGTCTTTCATTCGCCCTCATCCTTGCTGAATTTGCGCTCTGACGGACCTGCAAGGGGCTCGACAGCTTCAGCCTGTTCTGGATGCATTACAAGGTCGCGGGCAAGCTGCAACATGGCAACGCGCTCACGGCTCTGACGATCCAAGTCACGGTTCTGATCTTCAACCATGCGCTCTTGATGGCGGACGCCAATTTCGCTGCGCTTGGTTTCCGCATTCATAAGATCTGCCTGCGAAGCGGTAAGCGCTGCCTGACCCATCTCTGGACCGTCTTGCTTTGGTGCAAATGCACCGGACTGGATCTTGGCTTGCGTTTCTGCCTGACGCGCCTGCGCTTCAATCATACGCGCATTGGCGGTCATTTCGTCGGTCTTCATCTTGGCCTGAGCCTGCAACAGTTCTGGTGGCGGCGATGCTTGCGCATTTGGCGGTGCCATGAACTGCGACGGGTTTGACCAGCCGATAGCCTGCAACGCAGCCGTGTCGATGGCGATAGGATCGTACATCGATGGGTTTGCCTGCTGAAGCTGCTTCAGGGCAGTGATCTTCATGATGCGCTGACCTTGCGACGCCGTGTTGGGATCGGCCTGCGGTGTCAGGTCAAAGTCGTTAAGCGCCTGAATGAATGTCGCCTGATCCCATGACATGGTAGGCTTGGCATTGCGCTGCCAGAAGCTTTCTGGGTTTTCGCGGAAGCATTGGCACAACAAACGGAATTCTTCAGCCTGCGCAGCGTGAAGGCGTTTGTGAACGGCATTCATGACCTTGGTAGCCTGTTCGATCATAGCAAGGGTTGTGCCAACAGGAGCGTCAGCGCGTCCTTCACCAACCTGCTGCTCAGATGTCCCGCCGATACGCATACCGGTCTGAGCCATGTCGCTAACAAGCTGCATCAGCGCCTGCGATGGCGGCTGGTAGGGCAGGGGCATAACGGCTTGCGATATTGGCATGCCGCCAGTTTTGATTAGCGCACCGCCGCCGGGAGGGACGCGGAAGATGTTTGTGTTCTGCCGTGCGCCAGTGTCGGCCATGAGAAAGCCGGGGAAGTTGGAATACATACCTGCATCCAGCAACTCGCGCCATGCAGCCGTAATGGCGTTGGTGGTGTTGCCCAGAATATGCAAAAGGCCAATGTCGTAGAACCCAAGGCCCGGTACGAACGTGTATTTGACAAAGTTTTGTTTGGCAATTGGCAGGTCTGCCGTGTCTTCGTCAAAGTTACGGACAATCGACAAGATTTCCTTTGAGGAAACGTCAACGGTCACGCGGTATGGGATCTCCAACCCAGATACCTTGCCCTTGTGCTTATGCTCAAAGCCCTTGATGTCCAGTTCGCAATAGCATTCGTAAATCTCGCGATCACGATCCAATGGATTGGTGGCGTCAGTCGAGATACCCTGCTGGTCACGCTCTTCACGCTGGAAAGGATCAAGGCGGCGCATGCTGGGCGTACCCAAATCAACGTCGCGATAAATGCCAAGGATCTGCATGCGCTTCACAATCGACGGGCGCATCATGATCCGGTGCGTAATGCGGCGCGCATTGGACAAATCGGTTGCGTCGTTGCTTACGATCAGGTCATCAGCGTCAACTGTCTCCGAAACTGGGCGGTTGCGCAGCGGGCAGTAATAAACTTTCTTAAATGACGTGCCGCCAAAGCCCAGCATCAGCAACATGCGGTCGGTGTCGGGATAATATTCCGTCGCAGTGGACGTCAGATAGTGGTTAAGGTCACGCTCAAGCGCGTTTGCAATCTGATCTTCCTGCAATGTCGCGTTGTTATCGTCATTGCGGATCTTAACGGGTCCATCTGTCGGTAAAAGTTCCGAACGCGAGTTAGCTTGGAAGCGCAATACAGCCTCAAGCAGCAGTGGGTGGCGTACACGCGACATGCCTTCAACAGGTGCGCCGTCAACGGCTCCTGTGAGGCCCGGAATCTCTATTTTCAGGCCAAGAAGCTTAATTCCCTGCGCCCGTGTCTCGACCCAGTCCTTACGCGACAATAAATCGTCATCAATGCCCCGGAACAAATCGCCAGATATGCTGTTTAGTTCGTCTGCATCGATCCTATCGACCAAATTGCCAAACCATTCGCCATCATCGCCATTCTCGACAGTTTCAAGCGGGTTTCCGTCAAGCGAAACGGTGATTGAACCGTCATCATGCTCAATGGAAATAATATTCCCGTTTGCATCTGTCTCAGGATTGTCTCCGCTTTCATCAGCAAAGTCGATCTGGATCGGTGACGTGTCAATCGCACCCGGCTCATCTGGAGCAGGCTGACGAATATTCATTGGAGCGAGGCCCGGTC